CAGTCCAGCCATTACCGATCATCTTATAACGTTGGGTGTTTGACACACCTTCAGTGTAACCGTCAGGCAGTGTCTGAAGGCGTTCACACTCTGTGGGTGTTATAAACCTAAAGAAAAATTCATCGGCTGGTACTCGATCTGGGAGGGTAAACGGTACTACAACATTGTCTTTGCCCACGGTGGTCAAAGCGTTTGTTACCGTCTGTTAATACATAACCACATAGCTATTACGTTTATTCGGTTCAATTTGTATATTAGTCATGATTACCCCAACCATTTTCGAATTAAGTTCTTTTGTTTCTCACGCTCAGCAGCATCAGCAGCAGCATAAGCATAAGCAGCATCAGCAGCATAAGCAGCATAAGCATAAGCAGCATCAGCAGCAGCAGCAGCATAAGCAGCAGCAGCATCAGCAGCAGCAGCAGCATAAGCAGCAGCATAAGCAGCAGCAGCAGCATTCCTTTTAGTTTTTAAATCTTCTAACGATATTCTCATGTCTGCGTAATCTTTAATCGCTTGTATGCCGTCATTGACACGATTATCATCTGGATATTTTTCATTGTATATATGTACAACCGATTCTGCTATTTCAGCGACTAGGTACAGCCTTTCACGCTTATATTTATCCCCCAAAACTCTCAAGCACCAAAGGGCATCTGATGCATTGTTATTTTCAGCTATATAACTGAATGTTACGGCTGTATCGTCTGATTTGGTTTTCCCTAAGGACTTTAGGAGCTTCTCCCATCCGTCCCTACACGGTGAGTGAGATTTAATCTCGTTAAGTGTTATTGTTATTGTCATAGTTAATTACTTCATTTTGATGGTTAATGATCTTAATTATTTGATACCTGCCTGCTGATGTTCAATTTTTTCAGCAAGTGTTATTGTTTTATAGGCTTTATCAAATTGTTTTATTTTCAAATAGTGAATAGCTTCGTCTTTTAAAATTTTCACTATATTTGTAATTTCAGAATCATTTATTTATCAAATACGTTTTTAATATCCTTATACATCTTTGGTTTCACCCTACGTTTAAAAAACCAAAATGTTATAACAACTACAATCAAACCAGTTAATAAGTACCACATACCTTGTTCTCCGACATTGGTGTTAATCACGCTGAATCATAGGTCCGATAAAACAGTTAGGATTTTCGCAGCAGCATATTTCACCGTCAAATTTCCTTTTTTGTTTCTTCTTACCTTTACCTTTAGAGTCTTTATCGTTTTCTTTTTGGTGTTCCTCTTGTAGTTTTATCTTATCTCTTATGGACTGATCCAACTGTTCAGTTATACCACCAATATCAGGTATTTCAAATGGGGCGTAACCCATACGTCTGGTTTCCCTCTCGAAAACATCCCTTGCTTCTCCTAAAGGCATTCCCCTTCTTAAATCCTGTGTCAAACATTCATATAAACGCTCAAGATCATATTCTCGATCCTCTCTTTTACCTAAAACCATAAATTACCTTGTTTAACCTTATAAAATTGAGTTTAATATTTAATGGGAATTTCCATCAATACTTACTGTTTATATCTGATGGAAATTCCCATTGCAAGAATTATTTTTTATAATAATTGGTATTGACCATTCCCATCAATCAGTGTACTAAATTATCTATGATGAAAATTCCGACTCATGTAGAAATGTTGAAACATATTGAAGAATACCTGTCTAAGACAGGTATGAAAGCGCACGACTTCGGTAAGAAATACTTGAATGATTCAGGTGCGGTATCAAGACTTAAAAAGGGTGCAGACCCTAGACTTTCTACAGTTCAGAAAATTTACAAAGCTATTATGGGAAAATAATGTTACTGGCTCTTGATTTAGGTACAAAGACAGGATGGGCGACTTATGATGGTGAAAACACCCTTCATGGAATGCAAGAGTTAAAAACAGACAGATTTTCAGGTGGTGGTATGCGTTTTTTGAAGTTCAAAAAATGGCTTAGTGAATTACCTACTACCACGCAAATTGTTTATGAAGAAGTACGCAGACATAGAGGCACAGATGCTGCCCATGTTTACGGTGGATTGCAGGCGATTTTAACTTCATGGGCTGAAGAAAGAGCAATCCCTTATGCTGCTGTACCCGTTGGTACGATAAAACGTTACTGGACAAAAAAGGGTAATGCCTCAAAAGATTTGATGCTGACTATTGGTCAGACCAAAAAAGGTTATCCAAATGTTAAGGATGACAATGAAATGGACGCAATCGCATTACTGCATTACTGGAGGGATAACGGTACGTTCATATTAGATTAAAAAGTTTACAAAGTTTACAAGGTTTACAAAGATGCAATTATATCCCTATCAGGAAGTCGGTAGAGACTTTCTTAAAAATAGATTTGATGCCTGCCTGTGGGATGAACCAGGTCTCGGAAAATCTTTCCAGTCGTTAGCGGCAATGAAGGATTTAGGTGTTAGAAATTCAGTTATTGTTTGTCCTGCATCAGTTAGAATGGTGTGGAAAAAAGAATGTGATAAACTAAATATTGATTCCCACGCAGTTACAACACCTCATCATATAGGTTCTGGTGTAAATATTCTTTCATACGAAGGTGTAAATAAATGTTTTGATAAACTTGTAACTATGAAAAAAGATTTGGTTGTTAAGGATGAGGCACATTATCTGAAAGGTTTCAACACCAGAACAGTTAAAAATCCACAAACAGGTAAAAACATGAAAGTGCCACCACTGCGTGTTGAGCAGATTTTCGGCAGATGGTGTAATAAGAAGGGTTCGATAATTGAGAATAGCGAATATAATTGGTCATTAACCGGTACACCAATGCCGAATGATCCGTCAGAATTATGGCCTGTTCTTCATACATACTTTCCAGACGCAATTGCTAAAGCAAACGGTATACCTATGGGTTACTGGGATTTTGTTTTTCGCTACTGTAAAACTGTCGATAACGGTTTTGGTTTACAAATCATAGGTGGTAAAAATCTAAACGATCTTCGTGATCGTATCCGTGGGCGAATATTAAGACGTAAGAAAGCTGATGTTTTAAAAGACCTACCACCAATTCGTTATCAAATGTTACCTGTAGAAGGTAATTTACGTGGTGTAAGTCCAAGTGAACATGAATTAATAGAGCAAGCTTTAGAATCTGATGAGCCGTTACAGGCTTTGAAAAAACTTGGCACGCATATTGCATCACTAAGAAAAATCACCGGTATGGCGAAAGTAGATAGTGTTATCAAGTGGGTGAAAGAATCTGGCTACGATAAGATCGTTTTATTTGCCCATCACAAAGCTGTTATAGAAAAATTGAGAACTTTAGAAGGATCAGTCCATGTTGACGGTTCATGTACGCAGACACAAAGGGAGTCGGCTGTAAACAGATTCCAAGACGGTGACGCAAGGGTATTTATTGGTCAGATTCAAGCAGCAGGTACTGGGTTAACACTTACTGCCGCTAATGTGTTGGTCTTCGTAGAATGTTCTTATGTGCCAGCAGAAAATCGTCAGGCTGCTGACAGGATTCACCGTATCGGTCAGGATGAATCTTGCCTGATATATTTAGCGGTAGTACCTGACAGTATTGATGAAAGCATTATTGAAACTATTGAGCGTAAGATGAAGACTTATGACGGGATGGGGTTATGAACGATAAACAACGACTTTTATCACTGGAAAAGAGAGTGTCAGAGCTTGAACTGAGAATGAAAAACACAGAAACTTTTCAGCAAAAATTAACTGGTCAGTTAGCACGAATTGCTGATTATGTTACTAAGGCTGTCAAAGCAATTGAATCACTAACTAAATAATCAAGGAGATTAAAAACTATGTCTATTCAAATAATTATTACCGGTGACCATAGTACAGATGTACTGGCTGAACTTAGTACATTATCAAAAGCATTAAACACATCTTCACAAGATGAGTGTCCATTTGATGTTGACGAAGGCATGAGCAGAGCAAAAGAGTTGTCAAAAAAAGGTATGGAAGAAGCACAGGTTCAAACTATAGTTAAGGAAGTAGCGGAAAATTTCTCTACACCTGAGTGTCTTGATAATATTAAACCAAAGAAACTTTCTGGCCCACAACATAAAATTGAAGCCGATAAAATGATTGATGCCGGTAAAATAGACGATGATATTTTTCCGTTATTGTCACAGCGTCAAAAAGACAGGGTGTTAGAAGCATTAAAAGTTGAAGAAGACCTTGATGCTTTAGAAAATGGTGAATTCGAAGTAGTTGAACCTGAGTTATCAGCAACAAACGCTGAACCTAACGCTTCTGATGCACAAACCAATGATGTTGTTGCAGAGCCTGAGACAGCAGAATTGAATATTCCAAAAGATGATGACCCTCTACCTGAACCTGAAACAACAGAAGATAAGGTTATCGACACTGAATCTTTGAAAGCATTAATGTCAACTGTGTGCCGTGACGAAAAAGGGAACGATATTCCAGAAAAATATTCTGCTACACGCAATATTCTTCGTAATGCCGTACCTGAAGGTAAAGACATTAAGATCAGCAATATACCTGCTGAGAAATTAAAAGAAGTTTATTATTCAATAGCGGCACTATAATGGCACATTCACCTAAATCACCATCAGGTTTCGCACGAATAAGAGCATGTGCCGGTAGCCTTCGTATGCAAAAAGGTATTCCCGACAAAGAGAATGTTTTTGCTGCAAAGGGTACTGCTGCTCATGCTCTGGGCGAAAAATGTTTACAGGTTGGAGCGAAGCCTGAAGACTTCAAAGGTCAGAAATTCGGTGAATTTAAACATGATGACGGTCGAGTTGAAGAATTCATTGTTGACGGTGAAATGTGCGATGCGGTGAGTGTCTATGTAAATCATTGCCGACCACTTACTTTAGGTCGTTACAAGATTGAACAAAAAGTACAGTTACCTTTCCTCGGCAAAGGTGAATCAGGTACTGCCGATTTTATATCTGTCCACGAAGATATTCTTCATGTGGTCGATTATAAAAATGGTATAGGTTTAGTTGAGGCATACGAAAACATTCAAGGTCTTTGTTACGGTCTTGGTGCAGCAATTGAAATGGAAGATTTACCGTGGAAAATTTTACGCATCACTATTGTTCAACCGAACGCTTTTCATCCTGACGGACCGGTACGCTCATGGGATATGCCCAGAGAGGACTTGTTTGACTGGAAAATGGATTTAGCTGAAGCGTCAGTTTTAGCTGATGATCCGAATGCACCATTGAACGCTGGCTCACATTGTGGTTGGTGTAAAGCAAAGGCGGTGTGTAAAGAGTATAAAAACTATTGTGAGAGGACAGTTAGAATGGATTTTGAAAGCCCTAACGCACAACCTGTGAATCCTGACATGTTAACCGATGAGGAAATCTACGATCTGATATTTGAAAAAATACCTGTCATAGAAAAATGGTGTGCAGCATTGAAAGATTATGCACAGCAAAGAGCCGAAGAAAAAAACCCTGTTGAGGGTACTAAACTTGTCGCTACACGTGCTACTCGCAAATGGAAGGACGCTAAGATAGCTGAAGCTAAATTTGGTCACTTAGAAGGTGCTTATAAGAAAACCTTTGTTACTGCTCCGCAAATGGAGAAAATCATCGGTAAGAAAGAGTTTGCTAAATTTGAGTCACAATATGTTGAAAAAACATCAACAGGTGTGACGCTAGTGCCGGTAAGCGATAAACGTGAAGCTGTCAGACCGTTAGGTTCATCAGAATTCGGTGCTGTAAGTATTGAAAATAAGAAACCTACTAAACAATCAACAACTGCAATTAAATTATTTTAAGAAGAAATTCATGAATATTCAAGATATAGCAAAAATATGTCA